CGCCAAGGAGCTCGCCGACGACATCTTCGTCCTGGGGCTGCGAGCGTGAAACAGATGGCCATCCGCGAGTTCCTGCGGGGTGGCTACCAGACGATCACCGAACCGACGGTCATCAGCAGTCGGGGAACGATCGCGTTCACCGTGTTCCCGGGACCAAAAGCCTCGCTAATCCGGCGTCAGAGTGCTACAGTCCCGCCAGGTCCAACCGGGCCCAGCCCGAATGGCGGGTGACTGACCCCATGCTTCACCATCCCCGCCACTGATGCGATATAGCGCCAGCGCCTCGGTTTCGTTCTCGGCCGGCCATCAGCTCGATGCCGAGAGCCCGTGCGGTCCCCATGCCCATGGACATCAGTACCACGTGACCGTAACGTGGGAACGTGAAGGCTTCCCGGCGACTGACCTTGCGGAATGGGCTGCGCACCGAGAGCGGGTCCTTGACCTGGCGCTCGAGCTCAAGCACCGTGATCTGGCGAAGATGCTCGGAGCGCAGGTACCGAATGTCTTCGGCGTTGCCTCCTTCTTCATGGAACGACTCTCCCTCAACGTCAACGTCATCCGGGTGGAAGCAAGACAGGACGACGACCCCGTTGCCATCATCGACCGCGACGCCGACTACTAGGTTCGACTTCGTCGCGACCGAGCTGATCGACGCGAACCCGTGGAACCCGAACCGGATGACGGCGGCGATGTACGCCAAGGCGATCGAGTCGATCACCCTGTACGGCTTCGTCGATCCGCTGACCGTGCGCGATGTCGGTCACTTCCGCTACCAGATCATCGACGGTGAGCACCGTTTCAACGGTGGTCGGGATCTGGGTATGGCCGAGTTCCCGTGCGTCATCATCAACGGGCTCGATGATGCCGGCGCGAAGAAGCTGACCATCGTGCTGAACGAACTCCACGGCCAGGCGGATCCAGGCCGGATGGGCGACCTGCTCAACGACATCATGCAGTTGACCTCGCTCGAGGAACTGCTCGTCGCCCTGCCCTATGACGAGTCGGTCCTGGCGGGCTTTCTGGGAGCGGCGTTGCCACTCCCAGTCTTGGAGCCGCTCAAGGACGTGCCGCCGACATCTGAGTCAAAGGAGCCTTGGGCCGAGCGACTGTTCAAGATGCCCAAGAGCGTGGCCCTCATCGTAGACGAGGCGATCGAGAAGGCCAAGGATGGCGACCAGCTCGAAGCCTGGCAGGGACTCGAGCGGATCGCGGCGGACTACCTCGCCTCGTAAGACGATTCACCGGTGGTGCTCAGATGAGCCGATGGAGCCGTATCGAGCTGCCTACCAAGACAGTTCCCAAGTACGCCACCCCGTTGACACGGCACTATTCCGTGGCTTTGCGGCATGTGCATGAGCGATGACGCTGGGCATCACCGATGAGTCGTCTTGCGAGGTTCGATGAAGAGTTTTCGAGAACGGCAGGCGCAACAGCGCGTGCTGTTGGTCAAGTACGGGATCGAGCCGGGCGAATCGGCATCGATGAAAGAACAACGCCTGGAGCTGACCGAACGGGAGCGCCTGACCCTGGCGCTGTATGCCGTGTCCGGCAGTCAGAAGCAAGTCGCTCATGAGATGGGCATCAGCCTCCAGACGATCAAGAACAACGTCGGCGCGGCGTACCTCAAGTTAGGGGCATCGAACGCGATCGAGGCGTTCACCATCCTCGGCTGGCTGCAAGTCCGCGACCACGACTGGCATGATGACGTGCCCATCACAAGCACCGGGACGTACTGGACGATCCGCTTGCCCTAGGTAAACGGCGGAAAACGCCAGGATTTACCCGAAAACGTCAGAATATGCCGGGAAACGCCCAAGGAGCACGAGATATGGCCAGAGGACGCGCGATCGCCGATTACAAGGAGTCCGAGCGGCTCTATGTCATCGAGGGCAAGAGCCTGCGTGAGATCGCCCTGGCCATGGGCCTCAAGTCGAACTCCAGCGTCTCGGCCGTCGCTCGACGGGAGGACTGGAAGGGCAAGCGCCAGGCCTACCTGTCGTCCATCGCCCGGCGGAGCTACGAAACGTCGGCAGCGGCGGTCGCCTCGGAACAGAACGCCATCAAGGATGAGGCCGTCCTCGCTGGACGCGCCACGATCCGTTCCTACCTGACGAAACTCGCCGCCGGCGAGGTCGCGGTGTCGGCCAAGGACGCGTTGGTCTGGGCCCAGTTCCTGGTTGCCGAGATGACCGCCGGTCCTGGCATGAGTACGGAGGCACCGGATGTTAGAAACGTCACTCCCCCAGACGCCGAGCTCCTCCGACGAGTTGTCGAAGCTGCTCGAGAACGGGTCGCTCCCACCGGAAGTGTGGGGCCAACTGCTCTGGTCCTCTCTACGGACGCTCGCGCCAACTGACGTCACCGCCTACGGGGAGTACGTCTTTCGGTTGCGGCCGGAGCCACACCACATCGAGATGATGCAGTTCATCCTCGACCGGCTGGAGCACCGCGAGAACGGGGTCGTGCTCGAACCACGCGGTCATGCCAAGACGACCTGGGCCAACTCGATCCTGTTGTCCTGGCTCCAGTCGCGGCACCCGAACCTACGGGTCGGGCTCATCAGTAACACGGCCAAGCAGGCCAACGCGTTCTCCCGTGCGGTGCGCTTCACGCTTGAAGCGAACGAGTACCAGCACGACATCTTCGGCAACCTGGCCGGCAAGCACAAGTGGAACGACGTCGAGTGGATCCAGCTCAACTCGGCCCTGATCGGGACGAAGGACGTCAACATGTACTCCACCGGCGCGGGTGGGGCCATCATCAGTAAGCGCTTCGATCTCATCCTGTGTGACGACATCCTCGACGAGGACAACTCGGCCAACCCCGAACAGCGCGAAAAGGTCGAGAACTGGTTCTGGAAGACGCTCAAGCCGTGTCTCGTGCCGGGTGGCTCGATGATCGTCATCGGGACCCGCTGGGCGGAGGGCGACCTCTACCAGCAGCTCATCGAAGACAAGAAGTGGCCGTCCCTGATCAAGGGCGCGATCTACTTCGAGAAGGAGGATAAGGAGCACACCAAGCCCAAGGCGCTGTGGCCAGCGATGTGGCCGCTCGACAAGCTCGAGCAGGAGCGTCGAGACATGGGCAGCGCGATGTTCGCGTGCTCGTACCTCAACGACATCAGCGGCCTGATGGCCGGCAACATCTTCCGGCGAGAGTGGTTCAGCGGGCGCTACTTCAACGAGCTCCCCAGTAACCCCGGTGGCTACACCTGGAAGATGGGCGTCGACCTGGCCAGCTCCGAGAAGCAGCGAGCGGACTGGACGGCCCGGGTCGTGGTCGCCCAGGACGACCAGGGCAACTCGTTCGTGTTCGATGTGGCCCGGGCCAAGATCGAAACCGGCCACCGTGAGTTCGTCATGGATGGCGCGAAGGCCAATCCGCTCATCAGCAAGATCATCGTCGAGAACAACCAGTTCCAGGGCGCATTCGTCAAGGACATGATCAACTCGACCATGCTCCCGATCGTCGGCAAGAAGGCCGAAGTCGACAAGGTCACCCGGGCTCGGTCCGTCGCGGCACGGTACGAGGCCGGCAAGGTCTATCACCACCAGAGCCTGGCCGGCTCGGACTTCGAGATCGAACTGCTTCAGTTCCCCAAGGGTCACGACGACATGATCGATGCGCTTGGCTATGCCATGGAGACTGGTGTCGGCGGGGCGTACTTCGGGGCGCTGGGTCGAAAGAGGAGCTTTTAGATGGCGCTCACCACGTTCGAGCGGGCGATGGCCCGACAGCACACCCATGCCAGTGACCAGATCGTGTCGTTGGCCGGGGCGACCAAGCTGCGCCATGCGATGCACAAGGTCCAGCACATGCACACGTCTGACCAGGTGGTCACGGTGACGACGCTCAACGCCAAGCAGCGAGCGAACTTCAACCCCCACATCCATACGACAGACCAGGTCGTTTCCTGATGGCTGTCGAGGTGGAGTTCCGTGATGGTCTCGCGGCTGTCCCCGACCATGTCTACATGCTCATGCGTGGCATCGACACGCACACCATGACCAAGGAAGAAGCGATCCGTGCCTCTGAGACCCAGATGGTGAAGAACCACCTCAACAACCTCCAGCGCAAGATGGTCGCCAAGCACTTCCGGGACTACGGGCGATGAGCGGCCTGGTCACCAAGCTGGTCCGTCGGGAGTTAGTCGTGCGCGACACGGCGTTGACCGTCCAGAAGGATCGAGCGGCCTCACCGGCCAAGCTCGACCAGGGCGGCTCGGTCGCGGCCGGCTACACCTGGGATGGCAAGGTCCCGGTCCAGAACGCGCGGGTCTATCGCCAGTGGGCCAAGACCAGCGAGTGGGTTCGCGGTGCGGTCCAGATCCGGCGGAGCCAGGTCAGCTCAGCCGAGTGGGACATCGTCCCGTATGACCAGCGGCGTCCGTATAGCAAGCGCCAGCAGGACGCCATCCGCCAGCTCTTCCGCCAGCCGAACCCAGCCAACGATTCCTATCGAGGGTTCATCGAGCCGGTCACCGATGACCTGCTTGTGCTCGATGCGGGCTGTATCGAGAAGGTCCGCGACCTGTCCGGCAACCTCCGGGAGCTGTGGCCGACCAACGCCGCCCAGATCAAGGTCAATGCGCTGTGGGATGGCGACCCCAAGACGGCCCGCTACTTCTGGTATCCGGATGGGTTCAACGAGAAGGCTCGCTGGGTCAACGAAGACTTCGTCTACATGATGATGAATCCGCGTACCGATAGTCCTGTTGGTCTGCCGGCGCTCGAGACCCTGCGCTCCTCGGTCGAGGCCGAGATGGCCGCCTCTGAGTTCAACCGACGCCAGGTCGAGAACGCCGCTCCCGACGGCATCATCAACCTGGGTGAAGGATTCACCGAACAGCAGGTCGAGAAGTTCCGCGACTTCTTCGAGTCCGAGGTCGCTGGTCGAGGGCCCTTGGGTTTCATCGGTGGCAGTAAGGCCCCGTCGTTCATCAAGTTCCGCGACAGCAACCGCGATCAGCAGTTCCTCGAGTGGCAGATCTACCTCGTTCGCAAGATCGCCGTCGTGTTCGGCCTGACGCCCCAGGACCTGGGCGTCACCTTCGACGTCAACCGCAGCACCAGCGAGATCCAACTCCAGGTCTCCGAGGACCGTGGCCTGCGTCCGCTCATGTCGAACATCCAGGAATACCTCACCGAAGAGATCGTCTGGGACAAGAGCTTCGGCGGGATGGCCAACAACCTGGCCTTCCGCTTCACCGCCCTCAACCTCAAGGAAAGCACGGCCAAGGCCGCGATCTACGAGAAGGCCCTGGCCGGCGTGCCGTGGCGCTTCATCAACGAAGCCCGCATCGATGAAGGCCGAGAGCCGATCCCCGAGATGGAGGGGAAGCTGATCATGGCCACACCCCAGGGTGCGGTCGATATCAGCGATGTTCCGACTGTCCGCGAGATGCTCGAGATGCAGCAGGCCAGCAAGGCCGCCGCTTCGGCGTCCAGCAAGTCGGTCGAGGACATGGCTGCTGCGTTGGCTCCACTCGTCGTCCAGCAGGTGCTCGACGCCCAGCCCAAGAAGAACAACGACCTGATCGACCTGGCTGGCATCGCCACTGGGATCTCTGCGCTCGTCAAGGACCATTTCGACCGAGACCGTCAGGACACCGCCGCGCACACCGAGCTGCTGCTCAAGGCCGTCAACGACGTTCAGACGACCCGAGCGCACAAGACCCCAGACATCAGTCGGGATGGGAACAACAAGACCGTTGAGATCTCCTTCACCGATGAGCCGAAGCGAACGATCATCGAGCGTGATGCGAGCGGGAAGATCTCAGGGGTCCGCCAGGAGCCCGCTCCATGAGCATGGAAGAGGAGATCATCGCGGCGCTGATCGCTCGTGAAGAACTCCCGCCCGAGATCGGCCCGACCGGACCGCGAGGCGTCACTGGCCCGATGGGGGTTACGGGTGACGTTGGCCCGATCGGTCTCAAGGGTGACCTTGGCCCGATGGGGGTTACGGGTGCGGCTGGGCCGACTGGATCCGATGGGATCGTCGGACCGGCTGGTGAGCGGGGTCCGCGTGGCATCGAGGGACCGCCTGGTGCGACCGGCCCACAGGGTGAGCCTGGCGAGAAGGGGCCGCGTGGAGACGTCACCATCCTCGCCGGCGGTGGTCGTCGTTCTGGTAGTGGTGTCACGGGTCCGACCGGACCGACCGGGCCGATGGGGCCTCCTGGTCCAGGTTCGACCGGTTCCGGTTCCGGTTCGATCGGAGCCACGGGTGAGACCGGCCCGACTGGGGCCGATGGCGCGACCGGGGCGACTGGGGTAGCCGGAGCCGATGGCGCGACTGGCGCGACCGGCGAAACGGGACCGACTGGTGCGACCGGTGCTGCCGGAGGCGAAGGGGCGACAGGTGTCGCTGGGGCTGATGGTGCTACCGGTGCCACTGGCCCGACTGGCACGACTGGTGCCCAGGGCATCACAGGTCCGACAGGTACGACGGGCTCACAGGGTACCGCCGGGGTCACAGGTCCGACAGGAACAACGGGTAGCGTTGGTGCGACGGGCCCAACTGGGACTACGGGTGCCCAGGGCACGGCAGGCGCAGCAGGTAGCACAGGCCCGACTGGGCCGACTGGTGCCACTGGATCGCAGGGCCCAGCGGGTACTGCTGGTGTCACTGGAGCTACGGGGACGACTGGCGCGACCGGTACGACTGGATCTGCGGGAGCAACAGGCCCGACGGGTACCACTGGTTCCCAGGGTGCCACCGGTCCTACCGGTACGACGGGTGCGCAAGGAACGGTTGGTTCGACTGGGCCCACTGGCACGACTGGGTCTATAGGAGCTACTGGTCCCACTGGGACAACCGGTGCCCAGGGTACCCAAGGGATCACTGGTCCGACCGGCACGACCGGAGCGCAAGGAACTGTCGGTGCCACTGGACCGACAGGCACTACCGGTGCCCAGGGTACGGCTGGGGCGACGGGTAGTACCGGAACCACTGGTCCCACGGGGACGACCGGAGCACAAGGGATCACCGGCCCTACGGGAACCACTGGTTCAGTTGGCCCAACAGGGCCGACCGGGACCACCGGAACTGTTGGCTCTACTGGTCCTACGGGACCAACTGGCACCACTGGCTCGCAAGGCCCAGCGGGTACTGCTGGCACGACCGGCCCGACAGGCACCACTGGTGCTGTTGGTGCCACGGGCCCGACAGGGCCAACGGGAACGACTGGATCGCAAGGCGCAGCAGGTACGGCAGGGGCCACCGGTTCTACCGGAACGACTGGCCCTACGGGTACGACTGGTGCTGCTGGAGCAACCGGCCCGACCGGGACGACCGGTCCGACTGGCACCACGGGTGCTCAGGGCTCAGTCGGTGCGACGGGTCCCACTGGCACCACCGGTGCCCAGGGTAACGTCGGCCCCACGGGTACGACTGGCGCTCAGGGTATTACCGGTCCGACTGGCACGACCGGTTCCCAGGGTAACGTTGGTGCGACCGGTCCCACGGGAACCACCGGACCGACCGGACCGACCGGAACGACAGGATCCACGGGTACGACTGGTCCAACCGGTACGACAGGAGCTGTTGGTGCCACTGGGCCCACGGGCCCCACGGGCACGACAGGTGCAGCGGGAGCAGCGGGCACGGCTGGGGCTACCGGGAATACTGGAACCACGGGTCCAACAGGGACCACGGGAGCAGTTGGTTCGACTGGCCCGACCGGAACGACTGGGCCAACCGGCACTACCGGTCCGACCGGAACGACTGGCGCACAAGGCGTAACTGGCCCGACGGGCACGACCGGGGCTGTCGGATCTACAGGCCCCACGGGTACGACTGGTCCAACCGGTACGACTGGTGCTCAAGGAGTCACTGGCCCAACCGGGACGACTGGGGCGGCCTCCACAGTTCCGGGTCCGACTGGTCCGACAGGGACTACCGGTGCGGCTTCGACAGTAACGGGTCCGACTGGGACGACCGGTGCCGCAGGAGCTACGGGCGCGACAGGAACGACGGGTGCTGCTGGCCCGACTGGTACAGCAGTCGGAACCAAGATCAGCGGCCTCACGGCTGCCGCTAGCGCGACCGGGGCGATGGAGATCGGCGTCAACGATGCCGGCACCTCGAAGAAGGTCACGCTTACACAGCTTGTGGCCCTGATAGGAACCGGTCCAACCGGTACGACCGGTTCCGCTGGTCCCACCGGTCCTACCGGAACCACTGGTCCGACTGGCACGACCGGTCCTACTGGGACGACTGGTTCAGTCGGGGCGACCGGAGCGACCGGACCGACTGGGACAACGGGCGCAGCCTCGACCGTTGCCGGACCGACTGGTCCGACTGGGCCCACGGGTACGACCGGTGCGCAAGGCGCAACGGTCACTGGTCCGACTGGAACGACTGGTGCGGTTGGCGCGACTGGCCCGACGGGAACAACTGGCCCGACGGGTACGACCGGACCCACGGGAACAACAGGCTCCCAGGGAACGCCAGGGATCACTGGTCCGACTGGCACGACCGGTCCTACTGGGACGACTGGTCCAACGGGGACGACTGGTGCCGTTGGATCGACCGGCCCGACCGGAACGACGGGACCGACCGGGACCACCGGTGCCCAGGGCATTACTGGATCCACGGGTCCGACCGGGCCAACAGGCACAACCGGCCCCACGGGCACGACCGGGCCAACAGGCACAACGGGTGGGGTTGGCCCGACCGGTCCGACCGGTACGACCGGTGCTGCTTCAACCGTTGCTGGACCCACGGGTCCGACCGGTACGACCGGTCCGACAGGCACGACCGGGCCCACGGGAACGACTGGTGCCGTTGGTACGACCGGTCCGACCGGGACGACCGGCCCGACCGGCACGACCGGCCCGACGGGCACGACCGGTGCCCAGGGCACGCCAGGGGTTACTGGCTCGACGGGGACGACCGGGCCGACGGGTACGACCGGTGCCCAGGGCTCAACTGGGCCAACGGGCACCACTGGCCCGACGGGGACGACCGGGCCGACGGGAACGACTGGATCTGTCGGTGCTACGGGTCCGACCGGGACCACGGGCCCGACCGGGACGACCGGTCCGACTGGCACCACGGGTGCCCAAGGAGCCACTGGCCCAACCGGGACGACTGGCGCTGCTTCGACAGTGGCCGGCCCGACAGGTCCGACTGGAACCACTGGACCAACCGGGACGACGGGTCCCACTGGGACAACCGGGGCCGTTGGTTCGACTGGTCCGACCGGAACCACGGGCCCCACGGGGACGACCGGGCCGACGGGGACCACGGGTCCGACTGGGACGACCGGGCCCACCGGAACGACCGGCCCGACGGGTGCCTCTGGCGTTATCGCCGATACGATCTACGCCCACGGGGCGATGGGTGCGACCGAGACGATCCTCGTCTCCGATGGCACCTGGCATACCGGTACGCTCGACGCCAACTGTACGTTCACGTTCACGGCGAACGCGGCGGTGTGCGGCTTCCAGCTCGAGCTCCTTGAGGGCAACGGTGGTGGCTGGTCTCCGACGTGGCCTGGATCCGTCACCTGGCCTGGCGGCACGCCGTCCCATGTCACGACCAACGCAACGACGACGGTCTACGTCTTCGAGACCCGGGATACCGGCACGACCTGGTACGGCTTTCCGACGGTCTACACCGGTGCCACGGGTCCGACTGGTCCGACTGGGACCACAGGATCCCAGGGATCGACCGGGACGACTGGGCCGACTGGGCCGACTGGCACGACGGGCGCGGCTTCAACCGTAACTGGCCCCACCGGCCCGACGGGCACCACAGGCCCGACGGGGACAACGGGCGCGGCTTCAACGGTTACGGGCCCAACAGGAACCACTGGTGCCCAAGGACCGGCTGGCCCAACGGGAACGACGGGCGCAGCTTCGAGCGTCGCGGGTCCGACTGGGCCGACTGGTACGACGGGAGCCCAGGGCTCGACTGGCCCGACTGGTTCCGCTTCGACGGTCGCTGGACCGACCGGCCCGACCGGTCCATACGTCACGGTTGCCAACCTGGCATCTAACGATGTCGGCGCGGGCACGACCACGACCATGCGTAAGGTCACGGGCCTGGACAAGACGACAGGTACCGGCACCTTCCAGTTCAAGTACATGATCCGGTACCAGTCCACGGCATCGACGACCGGCGTCAAGTTCGCGGTCAACCATTCAGGTACGGTCACGGCATTCGTTGCGAACCATCACTGGGCACAGTCGCTCTCGACAGCCGCGAGCTTCGCCGCTGACCAGCTCGTCGATACAACGGTCGGCCTGTACTCGGTTCACGCCGTTCGTTCCAAGAACGTCACGGTTGGTCCAAGTCAATCGACCGACACGGCTGGGGCCGACATGCTCTGGGTGATCGAGGGTATGTTCGTCTGTACCGTCGATGGCAACCTGGAGCTGTACACGGGCGCAGAAGTCGCGGCGGTTGCCACGGTCATGTCCGATAGCAGCCTCGTCCTTGTCAAGGTCGCATAGTGGAGTTCCTGATGCTGGCGACGGACAAGTGGCATCCGGATGACGTGCAGCCGAACATCGTGGTCCCGTTCTCGAACGACGTCAGCGATCCGTACGTCCACAAGGCGATGCGGCTCAACCTCCAGATGCAGGGGCTCGAGCCACGCTACGAGCGGATGAACGGCACGCTCGATAGTGACTACGCCTACGACCACCTGTTCCGCCGGCTGTGGGCCGAGGGCGAGCCGTTCATCCTGGTGGAGCACGACATCCTGCCCTGGCCAGGTGCCGTCCAGCAGATCTGGGCCTGTGAGCGGCCGTGGTGCGGCTTCGAGTATTTCATCTTCGGGGAACTCCGCGTCCAGCTTGGCTGCGTCAAGTTCGATCCGGCTCGGCTTGGGCCCTGCCCGCTGCCTGATGGACTCACGGCATGGCATCATCTCGACTGGGAAGTCATCACGCGACTCTCACAGCGGAGCGAGTCCGGCCATCTCCATGAACCTGCCGTCACGCACCTCAACTACGGCCATCAGCGGATGACGGCGTCGATCGTCGTTCGACACGAGACGGTCTGATGACGTTCCCGACCATGGCCGAGACGAGCGGTAGTCTCGGCAGTTCAGCCAGTCAATCGGTCCCACTCCCGGCCTGTTCTGTCGGTGATCTGCTCATCGTCTACGCGAACGTAGCGGGCGACGCCCCAGATCAGACATGGACCTTCGACTCCTCAACGTCGAAGTTCACCATCGTCACGACCGGCAAGCAAGTCTTCGACAGCTTCTGGTCGGGCTACCGGATCGTCCAGACCGGGGATAGCGTCGTCGGAGCGACTGGCACGTTGACGGTCGGTTTCGGTGGTGGTTCGTATCCTCTCCAGTACATCGTCCATCGCTTTACGTCTTGGCATGGGACGACGCCGCCAGAAGGTGCAGCAGTATCGGCGGCTGGGAACAACTACTGCAACCCTCCGGCTATCACGCCGTCGTGGGGGGCCGCAGATACATCGTGGTTCGCCGTATACGGGCGCTGGAACCGCTTCATCACCGGCAACCCATCTGGCTATACCACTACCTCCGAGCCCGCTAATCAGGGTCTCATCTCCACGCGCAAGGACCTGAACGCCGCGTCCGAGGACCCGGGTAACTTCACGACCGACGCTGGCACCTACGGCTTCGCAGTCACCATGGCCGTTCGACCATTCGCTGCGGCATCGACGATCAAGGGGATGCCGATCTATCGCCGGCTTTTGATCGCCAGACGGAGGGTGCTATGAGCCATCCGATCAGCGACGCCATGGTCGGCATGACCGCCGAGGAGCGGGCGGCATATAAGGCCAGCGCCTACCGCGACTTCCCGAACGCGCTGGGACGGACGTTCACCAAGGGTCCGGCTGTCGTGACCATCCTCGAAGTCCCGACGGTCGTCAGCGGCACGCTCAGACTCGTACTCGGGCTGACGCTGAACGGCGTCGAGCAAGACCTGTCCGGGTTCAACCCGCTGTTTGTCCACAACCCGCCCATCCTCGTTGACGACCCCGCTGGCGACATCGTTCGGACGTGGGTTGACCAACAGGGCGTGACGCAGACCCGCGTCCTAGCCGAAGACCGACTTCGTGCGCTCCGGGCTATCGTTATCGACGCGCTGAAAGCGTACGTCGGATGAGTACACTCGTCGCCTACGCAGACATTAACGATGAAGAAGTTGACTCTTGGGATGGCGTTGCCGACGACGGAGAAGGTGGCGGCTCGAACGGCACATATTCCGTCGCACGCAATGGAACTGGGAGCCTTTGGCTCAGCGCAAATACCTCTTACAGTTCGGCAGGGCAGAACAAGGTTGTCGGGAATGCAACTGAATACGACATCCTGCAATCGTTCCTCTCGTTTGATACATCATCCATTGGAACCGGCAATACCGTATCTGATGTGAGTTTTGACGTTCGAGCTAAGTACGACAACTCGACCGTTGATTTTGAGCTACAGGCTCGTCTACATGCTTGGGCAACTCCACTCTCAACGACCAGTTACGTTCCCGGAGCAGACCTCTCTGCCAAAACGCTCCTTGCGCACTACAACACATCAAGTGGGTGGGGTTCTACTAACCTTCTAAGGACATTTGTCGATGATGCGTTTCCGGCGAACGTAAACAGAACCGGGAATACGCGGATTCTCGTGGTGTCTAAGGACACCGCAGACAATAGTGCCCCAACTGACGCTTCTAACGTTGCGTGGCACTCAGCGGACTACACGGGAACATCCTTCGACCCGAAGCTGACGGTTACGTACACGGCAGGGTCTCCCCCCGGGTTCCTGATGCTCGAGAACAATTCAGGCTCATACGAATTGGAGGATGGCTCGGGTGGGACCAAGTTGGAGAACTGATGCCTAGCTACGCGCTCGTGATGATCGTCAAGGACGCGATGGGGGATCTGCCGCGCACGTTAGCAGCGGCGAAGCCGTACATCAGCTCGTGGACGATCTGCGATACGGGTAGTACGGACGGCACCCAGAAGTACATCCGCAAGGTCCTCAAGGACATCCCTGGCCAGTTGTACGAGGACGAGTGGAAGAACTTCGGCCATAACCGGAGCCTGGCCTTCGCTCGAGCTCAAGGGACAGCCGACTGGCTGTTGCTCATGGATGCGGACATGGCGGTCACGATCGCCGATGGCTTCGAGCCCGGCGGCGTGGATGCCTACACCATCGAGATGGGCGGCCACACGGCGTTCTCGTACCGGCTCCCGCTCCTGGTCCGAGGCGACAAGAAGTGGGTATCGATCGGGCGCGTTCACGAGTACACCGCCTGCGAGGACGGTCTGTACACCTCGTCTCCGACGGACGACGTGACCATCGACATGCTGCCGATCAACCGGAGCAGCCCAGAGAAGTTCCAGATGCACGCCAAGTTCCTTGAAGAGAGCCTGGCCGAGAACCCGAACAACGAGCGCGATGCGTACTACCTGGCCCAGACGTACAGCAGTCTTGGTGATCCACGGGCCCGTGATGCGTTCTTGGCACGGGCGAAGCTGGGTGGCTTCATCGAAGAAGTCTTCTATGCCAAGTTCCGTGCGGCGATGCTGTGCGAGG